CTATGAACGTGACGGATTTGTTTTTTTATTTGATGATGAAGAATTACAAAAAGAATATATACATGAGTATAATTACTTTAATAATCTATTTGTAGAAAAAGGAAAAGTTAAATTACCTAAACCAAAAAAGATTGGTTACAATGATGCAAAAAGTTTAGTCAGTGGTAAGAATCAAGAAAAATTGACTAATATAGAAAATGTATATAAACAACTGGATTATGATTGGGAAGAAAAAGGGAATATGCACAAACGTCACCTATTTCAAGAATCAGTCAAAGAAAATGATGGTTCACAAGAAATATCACACTTTATTAAATCAACTGAAAATCTATTTGAAGAACTTGCAGAAGCAACGAAAGTAGCAGATATTGTTAATAAAAAACAAGTTAAATATAACGTGGTTTATTACGTCAGACAGTTAGGTTAAAATATGTTTGAAAACATTCAAGATATTATTGATTATTATTCAAGTAAGGAGGGACAACATGAAAAAGTCACGATTAAATGAAGTCAAAGACTATCAAAATTTTGTCACTAAGTTTAGACGTTCGATTCCAAAACAATATAATCAAATTGAACTCGCTGATGACTTAATGAATTTAGATATTGATTTTTTAATTTCCATATCCAACCGTTCAGACGGTAAAACATTCAACTATGTTGCATTTTTTATGAAGTTAGCTATTGATTTAGATATTAAGTTTACTTTACTCGCAAGACATCATACATTGCGTGACGCTTATCGTGAATTACTTGAAAGAATATGTATTGAACAAAAACATTTTAATGATAAAGAGTTATTTTTTAGAAATACGCAAGATTATATTGCAGTGGGTTATGGTGATAAAGAAATTGGTATTATTACTCACCTAAATAATGCAACCGATTTAAAATATCATTCTAACTTTATGAAGAATTTTCCTATCATTATTTATGATGAGTTTTTAGCATTAGAAAGCGATTACCTCATAGATGAGTGGGAAAAGTTGAAAACCATATATGAAAGTATTGATCGTAACCATGGTAATATTGAATATATCAAAATACCTAAAATTGTATTACTAGGAAATGCTGTTAATTTTTCAAGTCCACTACTCGCAAACTTAAATATTTATGAACAGTTGCAGCATCATTCAAAATTTGCTATGAATACTAAGCGACAATACGGTAATATCATGCTTGAGATGAGACGTAATGAATTTTCTAATGAGAATCGTAACACACGTGCATTTAATACTGATGATGATTCTATGACAACAGGTGAATTTGATTTTAATACGTTCAATTTAGCAGACGATTATTTGAGAGCACATATTTCAAGTAATGGTAACTTTTTCCATATCAAAACCCCCTACAACTATATTAAAGTGATGTATAACTTAAATGATTATCAAACCAATATTAAAGTTGTACCCTATTCTGATGATTATCAGTTTTGCACTGATGTATCAGATGTTGAACATGGTGCATTATTTTTAAAAGATTCTTTTTATAAAGATAATCATCAAAGGCGTTATTATAACCCCTCAAATCTTCATTTTGATAATGCTTACAGTAAATCATTTATACTCAATGAAGATGATTTCATACATTTAAACATGAATAAGATTATAAAATATCATTTAAAATCAGAACGTAATAAAAAAGGGTATCAACCTTTTGAACAAAAAGAAAAAATGTATCATGATAACTACATTGAAAGAACTAAAAAAAATCTAGTAAAATCATTCATAAGCAATGTGTAAAGTTTTTACATATTGCTTTTTTTATGATATAATGGTTTTTGATTAGAGGTGTAGAACATGGGATTATTAGAAGCAATGCAAAAACATAAAGGTCAAAAAAATTTATATCTTTATTGGGATATTGAAACATTAAACTATAATAAGGTAGCAGGAAGAGAAAAACCAACTAAATATAAAAATGTGACTTATAGTCTTGCAATTGGTTGGTATGACGGAAAACACATTGATGTTGAAGTTTTTCCAAGTTTTAAAGCCTTTTATCAATCTTTTTTTGATTACACCTCAAGACGTGATACGATTACGAAATCACAAACCACCATTAATATGATTGCACATAACTGTAATAAATACGATAATCATTTTTTACTTCACGATACAAAATATTATTTTGGTGATGATTTAGTGATAGAAAATTTATTTATGAAAAGTGCAGAAGATAACGAAAATACAATTAATATGAATGAAGCAAAATTATTATCAAAAGAAACAAATGTGATTTTAGAAAAACGTGTTAAATCAAGTATTAATTTAGATTTAATAATGTATTTGAAAGGATTTAAATTTAATATCATTGATAACTTTATGAAAACCAATACATCAATAGCAACACTAGGAAAAAAACTCAAAGATAGCGGGTTTATTAGTGAAGATGAATTAAAAACTGATTTTCAATATGATGTTTTTGATGTAGAACATGATATGACAGATACACAAGCCTATGATTATGCTTATGAATGTTTTCATCAACTTACAGAATCACAAATGACCTATATTAGAAACGATGTCATTATTTTAGGTATGTGCCACATACATTATAGTGATATATTCCCTAATTTTGATTATAGTGCAATGACCTTTAGTGTTAATATTATGAAAAGTTATATCAATAATGAAACAACACGCTTACAATTATTAAACCAAAAAGGAAAGCAAAAAATATCATATACAGATTTTACTTTTTTTGATATGAATTTTTATGACTTTATTAAGGGTTTCTATCGTGGTGGATTAAATATGTATAATTCACGTTATGTTGATAAAATCATCAATGAGGAATGTTTTTCAATAGATATTAATAGTAGTTATCCTTATGTAATGTATCATGAAAAATTACCGATGTATATTTATGATTTTGATGAATATGAACAACCTACAACGATACACATTGATTTAACCAATAAAGATTATTTTTCACTTTATAAAATGGATAAGGTCACATTTAATCGTACTATTTTAAGACATATTGAAAGTGATTTAATTAAGCAATGTCTTGTTAAATACTACAATAATGACAAAAAGTTTGTTAATATAAATACAAACACTTTACGCATGATTGAAGATTTAACGGGTTTAACTTTTGACAAAATAAAAGTGTTTGCTTTTGTGTGCTATGAATGTGAATACTTTGGCGCTCGTGATATTATTCATCATAATTATTTCATCAAAACGCAAGGTAAATTAGATAAAAAAATCATTATGGATTCACCCTATAATTACACGATCACTGATGAAGTAAATACACATACTTATTCAAAGGAAGAAATCATGTTAAGTAAAGTTGTTTTAAATGGTCTGTATGGTATACCTGCTTTACGGTCACATTTTAATTTGTTTAGACGTGATGAGGACGGTTTTTTAGTTAACCATGAAAATGGATATAAAAACAGTGAACGCAATTTATTATTTTCTACTTTTGTGACATCACAAGCCCTTTATAATTTACTTGAACCATTAAAGTCTCTAACACAATCTGAAATAGATGACTGTTTTATATATTGTGATACTGACAGTTTATATTTAAAATCAAAAATTAAACATAAAATAAATGATGAATTATTTGACCCTATTGCATTAGGTAAGTGGGATATAGAAAATCATGTCATTAAAAAAATGTATGTACTCAATCATAAAAAGTACGCCTACCAAAAAGAAGATAACACAATTAAAATTGCCAGTGCAGGTATTCCATTAGACGCATTTAATAAGAATCAATCTTTTGAAAATTTTATTAAAAATGATTTTCACCATAAAGCAATTGTATATAACAACAAATCTATTTATAACGAACAAAAAACGATTTCTATTTACCCGTCAAAAACATATATTGAAAAGGGTACGCCTTATGATTATTATTTCACTAAAGAATTAGAGGATAGAAAAGAAGATGTATTAAAACAAGCAAGACGTGAATATGATGATGTCAATGACGATGATATATTATACATTGAAAGTGATGTTGGCGCATTTTCATTTAGTGATCTATTTCCTTATCAATTTGAAATTAAAAATAAATGTGATATTAATATTTTATATATGGTTCATCAAGATATAAAAAAAGACGCTACATCATAGTAGCGTCTTTTTTACGAGGTATAGTGACAAGTGACGTTTGCCATACGGATTATGTTTTATATTTTATTTACTAGAATGTTCTAGCATACTTATATTATAGCATAATTTTTACTTAATACCACTAAAAAACATAATATTATCACCTGCATTTTCAGGTACACCGTCAATTAATGTATATTCAACAACACGACTAGGCGCCCAATACGGTGGTACGTTATAATTGGCTACTAAAAATGAACCGTCTTTGAAAACTGCTACTACAACACCAGTATGTCCAACCCCTGGTAATGATGCTTGTAAATAAGGTGGTTTACTACTAAATCCATAGCCTACTGTTGGTCGATGTGTCACACGTGCGCCTTGATTACGATATACCACCCACACACGTTGACCGTTTGTGACTTGTCCGTCGTCTGCAGGTTGGACTTTACCATGCAATTGTGTCATATAACACTGTGTCAATTCTGTACATTGACCTGTATTACCAAACCTCGGAAATGTATTACCACTGTTATTTAGATAACTAGGTTTAAATAGTGGCACGTCAATAGCGTCTTTATATTTTTGTGGTAATTGAGAATAAGTCCAGTTACCACCAATCACACGTCCACTTTTACCATTAGGTGCAACTGATTTACCCCCTTTATCTGCACCACCCTCACTATCATCGGCACCTGTATCTTTTCCACCACCCCCGTCTATTCTTGATATTAAGTCTTTCATTTCATCAAGTAATTTTTGATTCATATTTAAACGATACGTGTTATTGTATGTTTTTGTAATGGTGAACATCTGATTAGAAAAAAATTTATCAGTACCAATAGAGTGCAAATCCCACTGCATACTGTCTTGTAATTTTTTGAGAAATTCTTCAAAGGCACGTGCCACAACATCAAGCCCACCACTAGAGCCACTAGAACTACTTGAACCACTACTTGAACCTCCTTTACCGTCTATTTTTCCACCCCAAGCTATAATCGTGTTTGCAGCGTCTAAAAATGGATTACCGTAATTTTGAACTCTATTATAACTTGCTTGTAATCCCTCAGGATAATATGCTGCCCATGTAGCAGCAGCAGTTAATGGAATATAGGCACGACCTACTTTTCCATTTTTCATATTATGTGAAAAGTCATAATTACCTTTTGCTTTAACACTAGCAGGAACAAAGTCAACTGGATTTCCTGCATCTATCCAACTCGGTGTACCTGCTTGACGTGATTGTGACACAAGTTTACGTGCAACAAATTGTGCATCGGTTAAATAATTGCCCTGTGGTGATGTATGGTTTAACCAACCCCAACTTCCATTATAGCCCTCATTTTTTTCATATGCGGCAAAAAGTGCAGGTGAAACTCCAATGCTTTTAACTGCATTAAGGACTTGCTTAATTTTAGTTGAACTATTTCCACACCATGCAGAAAATCGACCTATACCCTTAACTTTTCCGACTAAATCATCAACACTTAACCCAAAATCATCATTTAAATTGGAATGTATAAACTTATCAATTTTTTCTTTATCATTCATCTTTTCCACCCTCTTTTTTTCCACGTATCACTTTTAATTTTTCACCTATTTCATCTGGAATAAGAACCCCCATTTCTGCACAGTTTTCAATAATAGATAATCCCTCATTCGCAATATAGAAAAATATTGTTACCATTAATAAACCATTGTTTAGATTTAATATTTGGTCGATGATATTTGCTAAAATGATAATACAGAAAATGAGTATTTTACGACCAAATCCATACATGCTTTTTCTACTCCATAAATTTTTATTTTTAAAGGCTTTAGCTAAACCTGTAATAATATCAACACACATTAATATCATTAAAAAATAGAGTAATTTTAAATCACCTGCATAGATAAATGTATGAAAAATATCCGTTTGTGTGTATTGTACATTGATTTCACCTTTTTGTTCCATTAAATATCCTACTTTCTAAATTTATTTTTAAATACATTTTGTGCCATTGGATTGTTCGTTCCGTCGTTATGCCAAAATCTTACACCCGTTTCAAGTAATACTTTTAACTGTTCTAAAAGCATAGGGTCAATACCATCAATGGTATATGTACCTCTCATTCTTAAATAATTGCATACCGTCCATGAATCAATTGGGAATGGTGTTCCTGCTTGGTCGTTCGTTTCAAAACCTAACATGAAATAATAACGTTTAATATTATCCATGTCGAAGGGCGCGGGTACACCAATTTTCATTGTTAATCCATTAATACTATTTGCAATTTGGAACGCATTTCCCATTTCTGAACTTGTTACTGTTGGTGGTTGTAATGCTAAATCCTTATATTCTGCTCGTAATTCTTTATAGTAATTATATTCATCATTAAATTTTGAAAATAATGCCGTTGGTGAAAGATTTGATCCAATGCTTACAGCATCATAAAATCTTGATTTTAAATCATTACCATTGACAACATTATTGATTCTATTTGAAATTAAATTACTTTGTGCATTTTTTTGTTTATTAGCTTGTTGTGATTGAGCAAGTAATCCATTATCAATCAAAATAGGTACTTCAGCAAAGCTATCAAATGTAATAGCAGTATTTAAGAATGAACCCGTATCAATCAATATTGAATTATCACTTGCTTTGATTGGTTTTTCATTAGGTGCACTGTTATAATCTACTGGATAAATACGTACCTCGTTATGATATCCAATAATAGATTTTGTTTTTAATTTAACACCTGTTCTTTCTGTTATTTTTCCTGCATCAAGTAGTAAACTGTCACCATTCCATGAATATATTTCAATCGTTAAATATTCATTTCTCACTAAATGTTTGAGTTCATCTTGATTACTATTTAACATATATTGCAATCGTTCAAATGGTACACGTAATTCTTTTAATTCCCATTCATTCGATAACTTTTCATTTTTGAGTGTCATTAAACCTTTAATATCTTCTTGTGTTTTAACTGCTTCTAGATCATCAGTATTAATAAATGTAGCAGGTATTAAAATAATTTTTTGAAAGTTTTGCGTAATCCATGGATATTTACTCATTTTATCCATAAATTCGTTAAAGTCTTTACGATTCATCACATACAGATTCACTGGACTTGTAATGTAATCGTAAGTAATCCCTTTTGATGATTCTAGGTTAGGCTCTTTTTTCGTACCAAACTTTTTAGATAAATCAGCACTTGATTGGAATAAAACAAGATTTCCACCAAACTGTTCAAGATAATTATTTAAATAGTATTTGTTACTTGCTTTAATAACATCATCGTTATTTCTAAGTGAGGGTAATAAATAATTGTAAACCTCACGTGGTAAATGTTGACGTTCAATAAAAGCATTTTGTACATTTGATAATACATTACCCTGTGTGTAAGTCATGACTGTATCAATCACTAAATACATTCGTGTGACATGATCGTTGACATACTCAATTTGATTAACAAACGCATAATAACGTCTATTTTCAAAATCAGATTTAAACGTACAGTAATTAATGCCCTGTGCGTCTTCCCATGACATTTGTTCAAGATTTACCATGTTTCTATCACGTATAAAATTAAAAGGAATATTTTTATAATCAATTGCGTTAAAATGATTTTCATTTAAAAAATAGTTGTCACGTTCATTGTTTGATGAAAAGTGAATCGTATTTTGATAATCTGTCAGTGGTGTATTATAGAAAAATTTAAAATGTGTCAGTTTTCTATCTGCCATAAAATAACCTCCTTATATGTAAAAATAGACACGCTTTCACGTGTCTATTATATCATAATTTAATCCATAAATACGGTATTAATTGGACACCACTCATCACCTGTTGGACTAGGGTAGGTTGTTCCCTCAATGACAACATTACCTGCACGCATAATTGTAATTCTTGTGTAGTAAATTGAACCTGATTTTTTACTAGTATTTTGAACATAGTAATGTGGATTTGTGAACTCACCATTGATTGGTATTTTACCTATTGTTATAGAATCACCATTATACCCTTTCACAGCACCACGTAAAGCTACTGTTTTAATGCCTTTTACATTTGTAATGCGATATTGTGGTGGGTCGGTATGTGGTATTAACCCACTACCTGTGATTGTGATATTTTGCCAACCTGTATCTTCAATAGTAATACCATTGATTTTTTCCGTATTCGATTGAATTTTTTTATTTGTTTCTTCTATCTTTTCGTTTAACGTTTTTTGTTCTTGTTTCAATTCTTCGATATTAATGGAATCAAGTTTTTGTTTCATTTCTTCTAAGTTGTAACGATTAACTTTTTCAGTGATTTCATTCACTTTTAATTTGTTATCTTCAACTGATGTTTCAATGACTTTGACTTTTTCTTCATTATCATAAATACGTTTTTCATTATCTGATAATTTTTCTTGTACTTCTTGAACCTCATCTTGTAAGGGTTCAATACTTTCTAAATGAAGAAATCCGTTTTTAGTGTAAATATAAACATCACCGTCAACGGTTGATAATATGTCGTTTTCGTCAACAAGATTCGTATTAAACTGTTCTAAATGATAAATATCTTTAACACTTCTTACAAATTTACTTGCCATGTTTTTCAACCTCCAATTTTCCCCAAAGATGTTTTTCATTGAGTATTTTTTCTTTTTTATCTTCAATTTTACCAATTGACATATAAAAACGGTTTTTACTAGCACCTTTTTGTTGATAGTAAAACCCTAACCACCAAAAACCATCTTTTTTATAAATTCTATCAAACTTAACGTATTGATTAGGATAAATCCAAGAATTTTTATCAACAATTTCACCTTTTAATGATGGTTCTAATCTCACACGAATTGGACGTTTATTAGTTTTAAATGATGTAAATTTACCATTCCATTTATAAACGTTTTTGGGTTTGCTTTCTTTTCTAAAATGTGGACGAATAAAGTGTGTAACTCCGTCATAATAATGAACACGTTGTGTTGCTAATTCTTGATAGCTTCCACCTAAACCATTCCAATTTTGTTCAAGACATAAATAATAATTTAAATTACCACTAATGACAATTTGAATATGACCGTATTCACTATATGCACCCTCAGTATAGACTGCAATATCACCTAATTGTGGTTTAAAATCACGTGTATTACGATAAACCGTTGCTAAACCTTTCATATCATTTTTAATTGCGTCTTTTGCATTACCCCATAATCTTACTTGACCGTCTGTAATGTAATACATGTAATCAACTGCTAAATCAGCACATTGATAACCAAAACTACCGTCAAAATCAACGCCTACACCTGTATGTGTTTGAATATAGTGTCTAGCTTGCGACAATGTTTTCATTTTTGTTTCCTCCTTTAAATTAGGATAGGCAAACGCCTACCCTAGAATAATCAACCCTTTACTTGATAATGTTTGAGGATCAACATTGGTAGAATATCCATGGTCTTTATCTGTAAATATCCTACTACCATTATACACGTTATAAACTGTTTTGTTACTTGAAATATTTGAACCAAAGCAAGTAATTTCCCCACCACGTGTGGCATAAACGGGTTCGTTTTTAGTACCTGAAATATTTGACGCTTCGGCAAACACTTTAGACGCATATGCCAAAATACCAAAATCACCACTACCTGTGATTGTAATTCTATCAGCAAATATTTGTCCACCACGTGTGGCTTCAATACCATTACGCCCTGCACGTTCAATGACTGCTTCATTAACTGAAATCACAGAACCATAAGCTAATACGTTATCATCTTTTGAACGTGACACTTTTGCACCATATGCAGCAACATAACCACCACGTGTTGATTCTAAACCACGACGACCGTTACCGTCACAATTTATCAATTGGCAATACACATCACCTGCATAAGCAAGTACACCATTACGTTTATTTCCATTCGTTGTTGATAATCTGGCTTGAACAGTTGAACCATGTGTACATTGGATTCCGTCAAGTCCATTTTCATTAGCGTTACCACTTGTAAAATCAACTTTTGAGTTGTTACTTGCGATGACACCATGCCATTTATTACGTGAAGCAGTTGCACCTGTGGCGTCAATAGAACAACCCCTGTTTGCCATAATACCACTTGCACCACAACCATTAGCAATACCTTTATCAAAGTTAATATTAGATGAACGTGTTGCAATGACACCGTATGTTGTTTGTGAATTTGAACAATCACTACTTCTTAAATCAATATCACTTGACGCATAACTGACAACGTTATCATCAATCGTATCAGTGATTTTACAGTTTCTTGCACTTGCTTGTGAACCTGTTGTTACCATTAAACCATGATGTCCGTTAAATCTTGCTTCGGTAAAATCAATATAACCACTTGCACCATGTGAGAAGTGTATACCAATTTCACCACAACGATTGACAGTCATATAGTTACCTGTTAATGATGAATTAAATATTCTTAATCCGTCACCGTACATATTTTGTTGATTATTATATTCTTCTAATTGTTCTCTATTTCCATTATAGGAAAAATCACAATAGTTAGCCCCTATATGTGAACCATTGACACCACATAAACCAATAAAATTAAAGTGTGTAGATCCACCACGTTCAGTCATTTCAAACGTTGTATTATCCATTAAGAAACCACAGTTAATACTATCTGAAAAATCTTTGTTTTGAAGTTTAAAATCAATTTTAGGGAATGTAGAATTAATACCATAAAATAGGGGTTTTACTCTAAAAATTGGATTTGTTTTTATTTCAACTTGACGATTTAATTCAGTTTCATAGGCTTCAACAATATCATTTTCTGATGTAATCGTTATGTGATTATAACGCTTATCACGTAAAAATAATTGTTCGCGCATCATATAATCTTTAAGTAAAATGACACGTATTGATTTAGGTTGAACAATTAAATTTTCAATGTAATCAAAACAATGATTCAATGTGTCAAAATCACCTTTTTGTCCTACTGTATAAGTGACATCTGTATTTGATAACGTTAAAGCGTCGTATGTTTCTTTCATTTTTTGTATATCATCTGCTAGTCCATTTACAAAATCACATAATTCAAAAATAAAACCATTAAAACGTGCTAAGTAATCATAATATGATTTTGAATTGGTATTATAATCTGCATTATCACTGTAAAATTGTTCACGATATATGCCACGACGATACCCGTATTCATTATTATAATTGATTCGACCGTTATTTATATACATATTTTTATCCTCCTACCATATGTGTAAAAAACATTCTTTATCATATGTTTTAAATATTGTATCACGCATTGAATATAACTTTTGTAAGTTATCTATTAAGTATTGTTTTGTTAATCCTGTTCGATTCATTTCATTTTGTGATTGTGTATTACGTTTTGTGTCACTTTCACCATTTCTTAATGAATCAAACGTATTATCTTTTGTACCTGTTTTTTCTGATACTGTTTCACTGGTATTTTTATCACGTGAAATCGTATTTGTGTCTGCATAATCAAGTACCGTATTATCAACATCAATATTCACTTGTGATTGTGGTAATGTAGATTCTGCAGTCCTATTATCGTCAAAACTTTTTGTGATGGTATCTTCATAGTCTTTGTATTCTTCATGACCTTTGTCTTGTTGTCTGTCTTTTGTTTGACCCTGTTCTATTGCATTTTCTAATGCTTTACCAATATCAGTAGACTGTGTGTCTGTTACTTGTTCAATGTATTTATACATATCTGAACCATAGACACGATATATATAATCTTCATGTGTCATGGTGATATATAAAACTTGACTTGCAAACGATTCTACCGTTTGTCTACCAATTTCACGATATAAAAAACGCAATGTAAAACTTTCTTTAAAATATCTGTCAATACGTTCATCATTAAACATGAAACCTTTAAAAAATACTCTATCAACAATTTGTTTAACATCATCATCAAAATACAACATTTTTTGCATAAACGCATATTCTGAATTATTGAAACTAATTCTATCATTATTAATAAACTCGTTTAATCCTAAATGTTGTAATTCACTTTCAATAATTTCATATAACGTTGTTGTGTGTTTACTCAACTTTTCCACCACCAAAATTATCAGTCTTGATATTCATTATATCCATTTCAGATATAGCTTCATCATCATAATAAGGGTGAATATCCAAATTAAAACGACGATTTAACATTTCAAAAGGGTTTCTACCTCTTAAATAAATATTACTATTTGATGTAGTAAATGAACGATTGGATTTAGCTTCCGTATCACTCACACCACTTTCTTTATCAACTGCAAGTGAGTTGACACCTAAAAAGTTTGATAATTCACTCACTTTATTTTGATATTCTCGTTTCATTTCAACTAAAGCAGTAGTTACAAAATCACTACCCAAGTCAATGATATCTTCTTCAGGGTCAATGTATTTATCTGTCTTAATAAAAGGTGCACCATTATACAATTTATTAATAAACTGATTAATCGTTTCATCTTGAATATCAGATAAAAATATTTTACTAAATTTAGACTGCATAATAAGTGAAAAGCGAGATAATATAATTTCAGCTAATTCATCACAATAATGTTCGATAATCTGATAATCATTATTTAAATTGACGGGTTTATTTCTTAATACACTAAAGTCACCACTTTGGCAGTTATCATAATATTCAATTTCTAAAGCATATTCTGGTCTTAAATAATCAGGAATAATAAATGTGATGTCATCTTGAGTTAATCTCTTATTAAAAGTTAAATTGAAGTTATTTATAAAATCGTTACTATTTTTATAATACATTGATTGGATATAACCTAATATCATAATGACACCATTTCTTGCTTTACCAACTACAACTTGATAACCCTGTCTTAAAGCAATTTCAAGTTGTAAGAAATCAATTCCAACTGAATTTTGATTTGTATAATTGATAAGTAGGGGTAAAAATTCAACGTAACGATTAAAAATTAACCGACGAAAACGGTTCCTATGTTCCATTATTCGTCGGTCAATATCTTCAGTCAATTCAACTTTTAAACCAACATCTTTATTTTTTCCGATGTAATCGTTATCTAAATAACTCATGGTTTAAAAGTCCTCCTTTATTATTCTGTTGCACCTGCGTCAGGTTGTTCCTTTGGTGCTTCTGTAATTAATATTTTATTAAAGAATGGTGACATCGCTTTGAATGAGTAATAATGAATCCAGTGTGTAACCTCATCAAATTCGCCATTGTAAAATGGTTCTTTTAACATGCCTTTTGTATTACGTTTATATTTAAGTGCATTAATATCAAAAATAAACGCAAACAATTCACCTTGTGGCTTGATTTCTTCAATGTTTCCTTTAAATTCTTTCAAATCAGATACATTAAATGTAAATACTGAACCAGTAGGGAGTACATCACCAATCATCGCT